TGATACAAACAAAATAAGAAGGAGACCTATATAATGGAAGAAAACAAGTTTCAAATAGTAGGAGTAATTGAGAAGAAGTTCCCAATAAAAGAAATATCCACTACATTCAAAAAACAAGAATTCCTTTTAGTGATAGAGGATATTGATTATAAAGGAGAACCTAATGAGGAGTTTGTAAAGTTTCAGTGTGTTCAGAACATGACCACAAGGCTTAATGAAGTGAAGGAAGGAGATAAGGTCATTGTTGAATATAAACTTACCGGCAGGAAATGGGAAAATACAGAAAAGAAACAAACAATGTACTTCACCAATCTTAATGTACTAACTATTGATTTGCTCGATGGCACCAATAGCAGCACTCTAGGTAACGTTATAAAGGCCGGAGAGGTATTATCTATGAACGGAGAGGATCCATTGGCTACATCAAAAAATGAAGATGCTGTCGATGATGAATTATATGGTAAGCCTGTACCACAGGTAAGTGAAGCGGATGTAATAGAGAATAAAGACGAACCAGAAGATTGCAATGCAGGAGCAGATATAGATAAGTTACCATTTTAAATATTAATTAAAAAAACAGAAAAAAATGAAAGATCCAATTAAATTTCCACTACATCCGGTCGAGGACTGGATAGTGATCGAGAGAATAGATATTAAGTCTAAAGAAGAAAGTAAGATACAACAGATAGGATTAGTTAAAGGTGTTAGTTCCGATCCTAAAAATCTTATGGAAATAGAGAAAGCCAGGAGAGAGGAGTATGCAACGTATGCAGATGCGTCAGCCAAGTTTCTTTCCAAGTGGGATAAGCATCCTAACCAGGCAGTAGTAATGGCTATCGGTCCCGGGCGATCTATTGAAGAAGGAGTAATTATACCAATGCCGGTTAAGGTCGGTCAGAAGATCTATTACAGGGGTAGTACAGGTGAACCGGTTGTTGTTAAGAAAAAGCTTTATTACATGATTAAGGCACATGAAGTTTTTGGAATAGTTTACTAAAAAGTTTACATGATTAATATATTAAAAAATGCGAAAGGCCCTGTTGCTGAAATAGGTGTTTCTATAGGTTTTACATTCAGGAATTATTTTTTAAAGTATAGTATTCCTAAGAAAATAATGGCATATGCATACGATTCATGGACAGGAATGGGAGAGCCAACTATGTTTGATGGTGATAGTTATCCTAAAGGTAGATTTAGTGTTGGAGGCAAAAACGCATGGCAAAAAAAATATATGCAAGATTATAAAGAAGGGAAGGATTATATTGCTTATGAAGGATATATTCCGCATAATCTTTATATGACGCCAAAGGAAATTGAATTTTATTATATAAGACTTGATCTTGATCATTATTTACCTACTCTTGTTGCAGCACATTGGGCATGGAATAGATTAATGACTAACGGAATTCTTTCTTCTCATGATTATTTTGCAGGATCTGCGGATGGTGCAACTAAAGGATTAAATATATTTTTTAATGATATTCATGGGCAATATAGATTGATAAATCATGATGAAAAAACGTCAGAGATATTTATTCAAAAGCTTAAATAAAGTTTGAGACGCAGCATGGAGATTTCGAACTTTTAGAAAAGCAGCCAGATAGAAATATTACATTTTCATTTGGCTGTTGTTTTTTTATAACATATCTTCGCAGTGTATAAACTCATTTATATATAATCTTATTATGTAAAAATATATAATTTGGTTAGTATAAAATCAGAAGTGGAAATATGTCAGTAGAAGAAATCACTATCCCTACAACCAAGCAAAAATTCTTTCTTGAATACCTCACGCTTAAGAAGCCTGTACTTGATGCTATCCTTACAAAGATTAACAAGAGGAAGGTTTGCTTAAACGAGATTCCATTAAAGATATATGCTCAGTTATTATACTTCAATGACGTTAATAGGAATTTACCGGATAATGAGAAATGGAATATCGTATTCGGAAAATATACTAAGGAGATTATATATAATAGTCTAAATCTTAAAGAGCATCAATTAAATAATTATTTTTCAATATTGCGTAAAATGAGAATTCTTAATGGGAGAACAATAAATAAACCATTCATAGTATATAGCGCAGAAACTCAATTGCTGAGTTTTAGATTTAATATTAACGGACATGAAAAGTAAGTTGACGGATAATGAATTATCAAGGTTGGCCAAAAAACATAATCTTAGAAAAACTACTATATACATGATAACGATGTCGCAATTTGAAGGAGTGAAAGAAGTTATAAATATGTCCGATGAAGAAACAAATTATTACCCATCTGTTCGCTTACCAGTATTCGGATTATTTAAAGTGGATAAGAATAGATTAAAATACTTGAGTAAGAAATATTATAAAATGGTACAGAAGCGAATGGCAATTAACAAATAGAAAGTAAAGATATGAACTGGAAAGATATTAATAAAAAGTATTCTAAAGCATTTGATTTGTTTTTCAAGTGGTTTAAAGGAGATCCTAAAGCTACAATGAAAAAGCAAGAGTTTTTAGATGTTAATGATATTGTTGTGATGCATGGAAGTTTAAGAGAATTATATGACTTCTTTGATGAACTTGAAATTTTTGTTCATTGCTATAATATTGAAATTTCAAAATGGTATTGGGAAATAGATGAATATGGAGCGGAATGTTTAAAAGATTATAAAACTCGCAAAGAAGCTGAAAAAATGGCATTTGAAAAGGCATTTGAATTACTTGAAAAGAAGTTGAATTAACAAATAGAACCTATGTTTAATTACAATGAAAATAATGAAATGATTCCTGATCCGGTACTAATGTTAGTTCCGGAATTTAAGAAAATATGGGATCGTGACAAGACAAAAAATAAGGAAAAGGCAAAGCGGGAATTTGCATATATATATTTTATTTCTGATTATAAGTCAGAATATAATACCTTTGGCTTGGAGAAAGAGGAAAGTATTGCAACTGATATCATGAAAGATAAGGAGTATATCCCTGATGATGTAGTTATAGAAGCGATAGAGAAGTATGAAAAATTGCAGTTAACTTCTTCCATGAGATATCTAAAGTCTATAAGAATGACCGTAGATTCGCTTATAGCATATCTTGATAACTTAAAGTATAACCCGGAAAAGAAAGAAGATTACAAACCTACAGAGATAACAAAGAGCTTAAAGGACATTGAGGTAATACTTGAAAAGTTAGAGAAGTGGGAAAAGAAAGTATTCGAAGAAGAAGAAGATATGATTATTCGTGGTGGAGGGAAAGCAGGAATGTTTGAAGACAAAGAGAAAGCAACATGGCTCGTTAAGAGCTGAAATTAATATATATGACCAGTGACATATTATCACCGGTACAGGTCCAAAATAAAATAATCACAACCGGTTATTATAAGAATACTAAGCATTATAATACTGAAGAGTGGCGTGCTTCTGCATTGCATTTCGAGCAATTCGGAAAATACACTAACTACCCAGTGAACTCTCACCCAAATAGTATGTACTACAAGTTTTGGGAAGAAGAAGCCAGGCGATCAGTTTTCGGATATAATATTGGAAGAGACTGGATACCTGGTTATTTTTATTTCTATCTGAACTATTGTCCTATACCTATTGCTGTAGAAAGAAGTGATAATGAAGAAGAGAAAGATTTTGATGATTTAGCTAAACAGGCACAAGCAGACAGAGAAGATCATTTCCCTCACTTTTGGGATGATGATTATACTTATTATCATTATTTGGATGAGTCAGAAAAAGTAGGAGAACATGCAGCGGTTATTAAAACTAGGGGCCGCGGTTTTAGTCTTAAAGGAGGTTCAATGTGTGATCGTAATTATTATCTTATCCCGGGATCTAAAAGTTATTGTTTTGCAGATGATAAAGACTATCTTATAGAAGATGGTATAATAACTAAGGCTTGGGATATGATGAGTCATATAGAGGACCATACTCCATGGGGGAAAAGAAGACAAGTGCATAATAGTATAATGCATAGGAGAGCTTCGTACTATACACAGAGAAGTGGTTTAAAGATAGAGAAGGGTTTTAAGTCAGAGATTATAGGGGTAAGTCTTAAGAATAATTACAATAAAGCTCGTGGTAAACGTGGAAAATTAATTCTCTACGAAGAATCGGGCAAGAACCCTAATCTATTAAAAGCCTGGAATATTTCATTGAAAAGTATGCAACAGGGGAGACTTACTTTTGGATTGCAAGCAGGTTTTGGCACTGGCGGGACTGAAGGTCAGGACTTTATGGGATTAGAACAACTCTTTTATGAGGGTGGTGGTTATAATGTTCATATGATTCCTAATAGATGGGATTCGGTTACTGCAGGTTCTAAATCCGGATTCTTCTCTTCTGTATTAAAAAACCTTGAGGGGACCATGGATAAGGATGGTAACTCAGATATAGAACTTGCAGACAAATTAATTGAGGCAGATAGGGATAAAGTAAAAAGAGAAACAAAAAATCCGGAAGCAATAATAAGGCATATAGCTGAAGAACCTAAAACTCCGCAGGAAGCATGCATGCGTATCGGTGGTACTATCTTTCCTATAAATGATCTTAAAGAACAACTCGCCCACGTAAGAACTCATCCAGAGAAATTTGAAGATACAGAATATATCGGGAAACTTGTTATTGATCCGGAAACTGAAAAGATAAAATGGGAACCGGATCCGGAAGCAAAACCAATTAGGATATTCCCTTTAAATGATAAGAAGCTCATAGAAGGATGTATAGTTATTTATGAGCATCCGGTAGCTGGAGAAGATGGAGAAGTACCATATGGTCTTTATTTATCAGGCAATGATGCTTATGATCACGATGATTCAACAACAGATTCGCTTGGTTCTACATTTATAATGAATAAGGTAACAGGAAGAATTGTTGCGGAGTATACTGGCCGACCATTAACAGCTAACATGTATTATGAGAATGTTCGCAGGTTATTAATATATTATCATGCTAAGTGTAATTACGAGAATGATTGTAAGGGAATGGGAACTTATATGAATAATTCATTTGCTTCATATTTGCTTTGTGATACACCAAAGGTAGTAGCAGATAGAGTTGTTGACAAGATTGTTCTTAACAGGGGTAAGGGTTCTCCAGGAACACAAGGAATAAATAAGTGGGCCAGAGAACTAATCCTTATATGGCTTGTAACTAAAATTAGTAATGATAGCGAATTAACGAATTTACATACTATAAGATCTATTCCATTATTACAGGAATTAATATATTGGCATAAAGACGGGAATTTTGATCGCGTATCTGGTCTTGGGATGTTAATGCTTCTCAAGGAAGATATGATGCATTTTGATCCGGAAGAATCGCATAAGGCATTGGAGGTACCAGATTTTTTTGCAAGGACAGCAATGTTTCAACATAAGGCTAAAGAGAAACTTGATCCATTTGCAAAAATTATTAAAATGAGACAATTGAAAGAGTAACTAAACCAATCAAAAACTAAAAATTATGTTACAGACAAAAATTTACCATTTGCCTGCTCAGAAAAAATCAATGGCCGAAAAGAATGATACCTGGGGCAAAGAAAATATTGAGGCAGGATTAACAATTACTACCTCTGAAACAGGATTGATCCGGAAACGCAAAGCGGATATCAAAGTAAATTATAACTTGATAGCAGGGATAATTGACGAAGCAGAGATTGAGAAAGCCTTTAATCCTATGAATATTAAAGGTGTTAACTTCCCTGCAAAGATTCAGAACTATCCTATTGAGCTATCAAAGTTTAACGTATTAAAAGGAGAAGAATCAAAACGTAGATTCGATTTCCGTTTAAGAACAGTTAATGAAGATGCTATTAGTGCAAAAGAATATGCAATGGGCATGCAACTAAGAGATCTTATATTTTCTGAAATAAGCAACTCTAATTATTCGGAGGAACAGGCAGCGAAGAGGATGGAACAATTAAAGCATTATCAGGAATATGAATACCAGGATGCTTCCGAGAAGATGGGTAGTAGGATACTGTCATACTTCTGGCACACACAGCAATTAAAATTCGTATTCAGTTCGTCATTCTTTGATGTGCTTGTAGCTGCAGAAGAAATCTTTTCTGTAGATGCAATACATGGTGAACCAATAATAACAAGAAAAAATCCCCTTAACATATCTACTATGGGTATGGGGGAAAGTCATAAGATAGAAGACGCAGATTTAATAGTGGAGGACGGTTTCAGATCCGTTGGTAGCGTGGTCGATGAGTTTTGGGATGTTTTGAGTAGTGATGAACAGACACAACTTGAAGAGAAAAGTCGTTTTGGAAAACATCCTGCAGATATAGTATTGATTGGTCCTGTTGATAGTGATCAGGAAAGTACTTTGCATTCAAACTCCCAACTCATAACCGTTGATGGTGAAACAGCTCGTGGCTTCGGAAGTTTTTATAATGCCGATGGTGATATAAGAGTGTCCAGGGTAGTGTGGAAATCCCGTAAGAAAGTTGGACAATTAAGTTATATTGATGCAAAAGGAGATGAAAGAGAAACATTTGTTGATGAGAATTTCCCGGTAAGAGAAGATCTTGGTTGGAAAGTTAAATGGGTTTGGATTAATGAATGGTGGCAAGGGTATAAGATCGGGCCGGACATATACAAAAGAATGGAGCCACTACCAAGAATAGGATCTACAATAAGTAATCCTTCTAAATGCTTACCCCCTTATGTAGGTACAATATACAGTATAAACACCAGTGAGGGCATATCTCTTATGGATAGGGTAAAACCATACAAATACCTTTATAATGTCTATATGAGGCGTACAGAGCTTGCGTCTGCACGTAATAAAGGAGTAATAGCTGAATTGGATCTTGCCGAGATACCTGATGGCTGGGATGAGGAGATGGTAATGATGTATGCAGAGATGAATGGATATATGATTAAGGATTCATTTAAAGAAGGTAAGAAAGGACAGGCACAAGGAAGATTAGTAGGTACTGTTAAGCAAAGAAAATCAGAAGCAATAAACTTGTCTTCGGAAGGAGTGATAAAAGCAAATCTTGAACTGGCACTATATGTTAAGAATGAACTTAGTGAAATAGCAGGGATATCTCCACAACGTGAAGGACAGGTTAGTAATCGTGAAACACTTGGTGGTGTAGAGAGGAGTGTTACACAATCTTCTCATATTACAGAGGAGTGGTTCATGTTACATGATAATACAAAGATAAGAGTGTTAACATTAATTCTTGAAACAACAAAATACTGCTGGGGTGATGCAAAGAATGGTGGTGTAAAGAAATTGCAATATGTTGATGATGGATTAATTTCCAATATAGTAAACGTTGATAGGAAGATGTTGGCTGAAAGTGAGTATGGGTTATATGTATCAGACAGTTCAAATGATGCAGCACTTATACAAGCGATCAAGCAGTTTGCTCATGCAGCATTGCAGAATGATAAAGCTAAGTTATCAGATGTGTTGAATATATATCGTGATACAAGCGTTTCAGCTATGGCTAAGAAGCTTGAGCAGTCAGAGAAAGATAGTAATCAAAGAGAAGATACTGCAAGAAAAGAAGGTTTGGAATCACAAGAGAGAACACAACAAGCAATGATGCAGTTTGAGCAAATGAAACTTGAGCAAACATTCAATATTGAGATGAGTAAGATTGAAGCAGATATCACAATGAAGCAAATGGAGATTGATGCTGAGATGATGAAAAATCAAGATGCAAATAGTAACCAATTAGAGAAGAATCAGGCTGATCTCGAAAAACTACGTTTGCAACTTGATGAGAGGCGTAAGGAATTTGAAGAGAAAAGTAAGCAATTCAATGCAAAACTAAAGCAGGATAAAGAGATTAATAAACTGAATATCAATTCGCAAGAGAAGGTTGCAAAGCAAAGGAAAGTAGCATCAAAAGCTTAAATAAAATTTTACGAAAATCTCAAAACGTATAATAAAATTATATATAAAAATCTCTATAAAGGAAAAAACTTATATAACAAAGACAGTATTGGTGATACTGTTGTGCATTTATTTACTAATTATTAAACTTGTAAAGCAAAGGAGAAATTATTTATGGAAAAAGAGCAGCAAACTCAAGAAGGTCTTTTTAACACTATCGACACAGGGAGTATTGAAGACAATCTAATCACTGTTGATCAAACCGAAGAAGAACTTAAAACAGTTCAGAAGGAGATCGGAACGGTTGATGACAAAGGAGATGGTAAAGGCACAGAAAGTGCTGACAAATCTACAACCACCGGTGATAATAAACCGGTTGAGAAACAAGAACCAAAAAAGCCTGAAACTATTCAGGTTGATAATACATCTGAAGCAGCAGGAACAGATGAACAGAAAATAAAAGAAGATACAAAATCTGGGGGTGCGCCAAAAACCACCGAAGAGTCTTCTGTTCATCTCCATGCTGCGTCTCTTCAGGATAAAGGCGTACTCCCAAATTTTAATCTTGATGACATTAAAGACTTACCACCTGCCGAGGCATTAGATAAGATAGATGAACATATTGCTACACAGATACAGGAATCAATTACTTCCGGTGTTGAGCAGTATAAAAAATCTCTTAGTCCAATGGCACAGGATTTTCTTAAATCACTTGATGAAGGTGTTCCGCTTGAGGATGTACGTAATATAATGTCTTATAAAGAAAGGTATGCATCTATAAGAGAAAATGACCTTAAGGATAATGAGGATCTTCAAAAAGAAACTTATTCTGAATCCTTACGCATGAAAGGGTTTACTGAAACAAAAATTGCGAAATTCGTTGAGAAAGCAGTACAAGACGAAGAGTTGCTTGATGAGTCTAAGGATGGACTAACTGATATTAATTCAGCTATTACAAAACAGGAAGAAGACAATAAGAATGCAGCGATAGAGAATAAAAAAGCAAGGGATAAGACAAATGATGCAACGAAGTTAGAGATAACAAAAA